TATGAACTACTCACAAACATTTCGGTAAAGTTCAAAACTTCGGACGTTTATCACTCAAAGTTTTTCAATCCTGATTTTGGTAAGACCGGAGACTTATACGGTCAGTCACCACTTAAAGCGGCCCGACAATTAATCGCAAAACAGAATGAAGCGACATTAACTGAATTAAAGCAGTTTACAAATCAGTCACCGCCTTATCTTTTGTTTAAGAAAACGAACGGTGATGGTATGTTTTCTGAGCTTACGCCAGACCAAACCAGCCAGATACAGGCTATTATTGACAAATACACAAAGCGAAAGAAACCGGCAGTAATGCCCGCCGAATTCGGGAAGGTTGATTTGGGCTCATCAGCAGTTGATTTGAATATTATTAACTCAACGGTTGACGGTCGTAGGCGTTTGTGTAATATCTGGCAGTTTCCGGCTCAGTTAATGAATGATTCCGAATCTACAACAGATAATAACGTCAAAGAAATGCGTAAACAGGCATGGACGGACTGTATTAAACCGAATTTGGATGACTTTGCTAACGGCATGACTTCTTTCTTAATTTCACAGGTTCCGGAATACGTCAAACAAGGACTGTTTTTTGCATACGATTATTCAGACGTTCCAGAAATGCAGCAAGATATTGCAGCAAAAGTAACATGGATGAGACAAGCATACTGGACGCCAAACGAAATCAGGGAAGCTACCGGAGCCGTTCAATTTGCCAATGATGCTATGAATGAGCCATGGGTTGGCATATCAGAACAGCCATTGAGCGAAGCAACTGCGCCGATAGTCGAGCCGCCAGCGTTAAAGAATTTAGGAGATTATAAATAACCAATAAAATCATGAAAAAATCAGACGAACTATTTCAAATTGCCAACAGCAAACAGCCTATATATGATCAAATCATAGAATTATGCACATTAGATGCTAATCATGGTCAGTACGATCACGAATTTAATTTTCTATTTGATGTTGAATTAGTCCGAAAATTGCAATCTGAAGGTTTTGAAATATCAACTCCTAACAGATCAAATCTGGAATCAGTCACAATAGTATCATGGAGAAAATAAACCAATAAAACAAATATTATGAAAAAATATAAATGTCCTGAATGTGGAAAATTATATTCTTTTCAAACATTTACATGTTGCGGTAAAAAACCAAATAAAAGGAATCCTAACAAATATGTAACTGATGAATCAATTGAGTTAATTGATTGGGAAAAGGAGTTATCAAATGACTAAATTCGAATCTCTCATACTTCGCAAGCGCAAAGCCTTTACCAAAAAAGGCCGGTCAATATTTGCCAAAGCCTTAAATGAACAGGTCAATCAGGCTATTGTATTGATCAATCATACGCATCCTGATGAGGTGAAAGACAAGCTAAAAGTGTCAATTGAACCGATCCAGCGAGCATATGAAAAGTACTATGCCATGTCGGCAGAATTCGCCGTATTATGGCGCAATAAGCTGATGACTTTAAAGGCTGATGATCCTTATTATTCGATCTTTCAAAAGGACATGATTAACTTTGCCCGAACGAAAGGAAAGCAGCGAATGATGGACGTAACCGATACGACTTACAACTATCTGGTTCGTTCAGTTGAAAAAGCAACAGTTGAAGCCTCGGCAATGGGATTCGGAATCGATAAAACCAGGGAATTGATCATTAAGTATGTCGATGAAATGAACCGTGAAATAACGCGAACGCGGGCAAATCTGATAGCTCAGACTGAAATGGTAACCGCATCCAATGAAGCAGCTATGCAGGCTGGAAAATCAACCGGATTAGAAACTAGAAAGTTTTGGTCTACATCCGGACTTTCAACGGTTCGAGATTCACACATCGCAGCTCAACAGGAAAGTATAAATAAAAAAGGATTGGCAGAAGATGAAACTTTTGAAAGTTGCCCTGGCATGTTGTACCCTGGAGACCCGAACGGAGCCGCCGAAGATGTTTGTAATTGCCATTGTAGTATTATAATTGATATTGTTTAACCAAAAACCAATAAATTCATGGAACATTTAGATTTTATTCTTTGGATGATTCTTTATCCACTTTCGGTAACCATCGATTCATATATTTCATCAAAACAACGCAAACTTGAAGGATTAGACCTTATGAGAAAACAGTAAGAGTATTATCAGCACTTACAAGCGTAGGAATTTGGATTTATGTCGCATGTTTAGTGTATTGATAAAAATTGTATCTTTAAATTATAAATCATTAACCTTAAATTAAATTATTATGTACGAAACACAAGAACAAAATGAAGGCGTTAAAAAACAGCCAGAACATTTGCAATTAGCTGTTGAAATTTCAGCAATGGCATGTGAAAGATTTGATCCATACCAACAGAATGAATTTCTGAAAGAAATATCACAAAGGATCAAAAACAATCGGCAAGAATTGATTGATAATGCTTCAAAGCAAGTAGATTATCTTAAAAGTTCTTTTGAAGGATTGTAAAAAACAAAACATTAAATAACTCAAAGCCCGATATAACCTATCGGGCTTTTTTATTGTCTTTTTGCACACTTTACAAATAGTGCAATCATAACAGATTTAAAATAGTGTTTCATTTCGTTAGTATTTTACATTTGAAACAAAAATGCAGCAATGAAGCATGAATTAAAGTTCAAGGATTTCAAGTTAGAAAAGTTTGAGATTAAAAAAGACTCAAATCAGGATGAACGTCTTATTATTTCGGGTTGGGCTGCACGCTTCGGTAATATTGATTCATATGGAGATATCATTGAGCCAGGAGCATTTACAAAGACTATCAGCGAAAGAAAAGGCCGTATTGCATTTTGCTATCAGCATGAAATTGATGAGCCTATTGCAAAGATTCTTGTACTTGAAGAGCGGGCAGAAGGTTTATGGGTTGAAGCTGAAATTTCCGCATCCGAAGATGACATTCAGACTAAAATCAAAGAAGGTATTTTATTTGAAATGTCAATCGGTTACCGGACTATTAACTGCACTGAGGAAATTATCAATGAAAAATACATCACTCATTTAACTGAGGTTAAGCTTTATGAAATTAGTCTTGTAACTATTGCAGCAAATGAAATGGCCACTATTCAAAACATGAAGTCTGAAGAAAAGAAAAACTACATTGATGATTCATTTGAACGATTGATTACACTCGAACGGAATCAGTCGCGAAAATACGATTTAATGAAACTTAAAAATCAGGTAAAAGCACTACTCGATGAGGAGCCGGTAAAAGCCACTCCAACAAGCGAAGAGCCGCCGAAATCCATTGATTTGACAAAACAAGATATTTTAAACATTCTAAGAAATTAATACAATGGAAAAGAAAGAATTGGAAGATGCTTTGAAAGTCCATGCTGACGAGATCAAAGCCAAACAGGAAGAAATCAAAACAGCAAGCGATACAAAAGCTGCTGAATTGAAAACTGAAGTGAGCGAAATTGAACGCAAACGGGCAGAAATGCAGACTCAACTTGATCAACTTGCTACTGACCTGAAAAAAGTTGAAATGGGTGGTCAGAAAACTGACGAGTTGCTGTCTTTGGAAGGTGCTATCAAAAGTCTTTTGACTTCTGATGAGTTTAAGAATGCCAAAAATTCAGGCTTTAAATCGAAAGGCAAAGAAGTTGTATTTGAATTGAAAACTGACACATCGGCCATTACCGGAACTGTTGGTTTGACCATGCAGAAACCTGGCGTTAACTTCCCTGTTCTGCGTGAATTGTCTTTTATCAATGCTGGATTCTCAACAGGGTATCTCGGACAGGATAAAGCCATCATTGGATGGGTAGAAGGTGCTTATACTTCAAACGTAGGTTACGTTGGCGAAGGAACAGGACAAGCAACTGCCGATACTGGAACTGCTACCGAAAAGAGCCGTCAAATGGCTAAGATCAGTGCTAAATTACCTTTGACTGCTGAAATGTTAGAAGATGCTGAATACCTTGCTTCTGCTTTACGCATGAAACTGCAAGAAAACAGTATGCTGTTTGCTGACGGTGAAATCTACGATGGCAACGGTGCTGATGGTGGCGCAAATGCGAAACACATCTACGGTATTGTCGGTCAGTCAACCGCTTATTCTCAGGTAACAACCGGAAGTGCCGGAACAGTTGAAAAAGCAAACATCGGTGATCTTTTGGATGACTGTATTTTACAGGCTGAATTGTCTGAACAAAAAGGATTGAACAAAGTGTTCATGAATCCTAAAGACTTCAAACGTTTCCGCACTGCCAAAGATGCAAACGGTCAATACCTGTTTGTGAAAGATGTGAACGGTCAATACACCATCAATGGAATTGAAGTTGTTCGCACCACCCGGGTAACTGCAAACACAATGACTGTTCTGAACTCAAACAAGGTTCAGTTATGGTGGAAACGTCAGCCGGAAGTTAAGTTCAGTCAAATGAACGGTACTGACTTCGTTGATGATGCTTACACCGCAGTATTGTTCTTGCGTCTTCAGTGTGTTATTGAAACACCTGACCAGTCAGCCGTTATCCATGTGGCTGATATCGATGCTTCTATTGCAACATTAACCGCACCTCAAGCATAAACAAATGGCCGGTGAAATATCCGGCCTTTAAATACTTTAAAACAATGAAAAAGTTATTTTCTATCTTAATTCTTGCTTTGATCGTTTCGTTTGCGAACGCTCAATTAGCAACCGTTTCGATCCCTGTTGGTGCTTCGGCTAAAGTTATCACAACCGATTACACGCTGACTAACACAACTCCTGGATATGTTATATTCAATGCTGCTCAACACTATTCATCTAAGCAAGACTATACCGTTGTGCTTCATAAGGCATCAGGCTCACAGTCTCGCGTAAATATGGTGTTATATGGCCAGAAAACAGCCGATACACCTTGGGTTTCTGTTGCAACCGGATTCTGGAAGCTGACAAGTGCCGATACTGTTATGACACTCACAAATGCTACGGCAAATGAGTATCGAAACTTTAAAGCATTATTTACAGGAACAGGTACCGGAACAACTACAATCGCAAATCAGGATTTAAAGCTCTGGTTGCAATAAAATACGCTGAGCTAGGCAACTCGATAAACTGCCTAACTTGCCTGATTAGTTCAGCGGTAGAACATCTGTTTTGTAATCAGAATGTCGGGAGTTCGAATCTCTCATTAGGCTCAAAAACTAAGGATATATAATCCTTATTCAACAATTCTAAATCCTTAAGTCATGAGTAAATTTGAATTAACAGAATCATTAAATGGTCACCAAGTAGGTGATATTATTGTTGTGAATGATATTTTCGATAGACACATCGAAAAATACGGCATTAAAATCGAGCCTAAAGTTGAGGAAATTGAAACAGAAAATGACGAAAATGAAGTTGAAACTTCTGATACTGAAAACATCGAAATCAATGAAACAGAAGTAGATGAAACTATCGAGATTGAAACATCAGAAACCACAACAGAAGAAAGTATTTCTGAAACAGAAGTACCAGAAGTTTATGAGGTAGTTGAGGAAAAGATTGAAGTCGAACAGGCGCCGGAAAACAAGGCTATTCAGAATATACCGGAAAACAAAGCGATCAAAGGTAAACCAGGCAGAAAACCAAAGAAATAATGAATTATCTATTCACATATGCAGATGATTTATCGGAGCCTATCACATTAGATGAGGCAAAGAACTATTTAAAGCTTGATTTTGATACTGACGATGATTTGATCACTCAGATTATCACATCAGCACGCGAACAGGCTGAAATCTTCTGTAATCGTTCTTTTGTGCCAAAAACCATTGAGTTATCAGTTACAGAATTGGATTTCCCTATTTTGTTGCCTTTCCCGAATCATGCATTTATTACTGAAGCAAAGATTGACGGCGAAGTGTTTGCGGATTATTCAGTCACCGGAATATCACAATTTGAAATGACTTTAAACTCAGGATTTACCGCAAAGGAATTAAGGGTAATTTATGAAGCTGGGATTAACGTCACCAAAGCCGAAAAAGAAGCGATTAAAAAGGTTATCGCGGACATGTATCGCAACCGCGACGAATCAGAATCATTATCTGAGAATGCAAAGGCTTATCTAATGCCATTTAAAGTATATCAATGAACGCCGGAAAACTCAATAGAAGAATCACTTTAAATGCACCAGGTCAGCTTATTTCTGATGGCATTGGTGGAAACATTGAAGGCGATAAAACAAGCGTTGAAGTTTGGGGAAGTGCCAGACAATTAAGTTTAAGGGAAACATTACAATATGGATTGAACACCGTTTATGCAGCATATGAGTTTAGATTTCGTTATGAAACTGCAAAAAACGTTAACAATAATTACACGATTATTTATGAGGGCAGAACATTTGAAAGTCTTCATATAACCGAAGTAAACGAGGCTAAAACAGAAATTAAGATCGTAGCAAATGAGCGTACAACTTAGCATAGATCAATCGTCATTTGACAATATCACAAAGCAACTTGATATACTCAAGGTGAATGTGAATCGGTCTGCTTATTCTGCGCTTATGAAAGTAGCTTTTAAGATCAAATCTGAGGCTCAAAACAGGTTAAAAGGAATGGGGCATGTGGTTACGTCAAGGCTTCGCAATTCAATCCATGTTCAGGGTGAAGGTTCAAATATTGGCGACAACAAAGAATCTTACTCTGACGAAAATGGCAAATCATACAGCTCAATCTTATTGACCGCAGCACTCGCAAAAGGTGAGATTGCAGTTGGTTCAAATGTTGAATATGCAAGTTCTATTGAATTAGGTTCAAAGCCTCATATCATTGAAGCAAAGAACAAAAAAGCATTGAGCAACGGATCTGTAATATTCGGTAAGCGTGTTAATCATCCCGGATATGTCGGAGACTCGTTTTTATATTGGGCAATGAAAAATGTCGATGTAACCAAATCAACAGGCGATGACATGAAAGAAAACTGGGATAAATTTACAACGAAATGAAGGATTTAAGAACCATATTAATAACTCCACTTTTTGCAGCATTAACCGCAGCAACCGGACGAAATGTATTTACTAAAATGCCGATTGATTCAGAATATCCTTATATTTTTATTTCAGATTTCTTTCAAAAAGAATCGGGCCCTAAGTTGGAATTCATGTATGATGTTGAATTATTGATTCAGGTTAGGCATGTAGGATTAACAAGCATGAAACCGCTTTACGATGACATGGATGCAATTTTGAGTCTGGTCAACAATGATTCACCTTTTGCGCTTGCAGATCCTTACAAGATCGAACAATGCACCTTAATAAGTTCAAATGATACCGAAATCTTAACGGATACAGGCACAGAAAATATTGGTTTAATACGTATAAACTTTTTAATAATTTAAGTCATGGCTACAAAAATTGGAACGTTCGTTATTTTAAAACTTGCCACTAAAACATTGGTCGGTCAATCTGATCTTTCATACAACAATGCGATCACAATGATCGAAGTTAGTTCGAAATCTTCAGGTAATGATTCCGATTTTGTGGCTGGAAGATCAAACAAAACATTATCCTTGTCAGGAGTTGCCGGAACATCGGCAGAGGAAACAGAAACCGGATATTGGGAAATGGAAGCACTAGCCGAAGCAAGAACACCAATCGCATTTACCATCGCAGAATACACCGATAAAACGGCCACTGAAATGGTAATTGGTTCAAAGATTCGCTCAGGTAATGCTTTGATCGCAAAGGCTTCTTTAACCTTTCCTGACAATGCAAAAAACACATTCTCATGTGATCTTCAGGTAACCGGAGCATTGAATGCCGATACCGAAGTACCTGTAGCATAAAATATTCATTTTGGGTTCGTGTATTTGGTTTTAATTGGTTAGTTGATTTATTGGTTTGGGGCGGTATGGTGCGAATCGTACCGCCTTTTTTAAACTCACTCAAACAAAATTTATGATTTTAGAATTACAATATCCTCATACTTTATTAGGCCTTACTTTCACCAAAAAACGAAAGATAGGGTTTCTGTTTACCAACCTTGAAATGTTTCAATTCAGGCAAAATACAGGGGTTACAGATTCAAAAGAGCTTGATGAATGGATTCAAAAAAATGGTCAGCATAAATACACCGAAGAAATACTATTCGGTGCTGCTCAGGCTTATTGCATGACCGTTAAAAAACAGGAGAATTTCACAAAGGAAAAGCTTTTGCAAGCCATTAAATTATCAAGTGAAGAAATCCAAAAAAAGTTGATGAAAGAATGGGATGACTCGATTGATAAAACCGTACTGAAAAATGGTAAAAAAAAAGCGATGAAATAGTTAATTTCCTCGAAGATTACTTATTCATCATCGGTGAAATTGGCATACCAAAAGAGCAATATTGGAACTTAACACAAGCTGAAACATCGGCAATAGTCAAAGGATATGTTCATAAAAACGATAAACGATCAGCAGATTTCAGAAACTTATATTGGCTTTATTACAATTCTAATGTGAAAGAACATGAACATAAATCACATGAAAAACTTTGGCCTTTATCATTTGATCCGAAGATTGAAGAAATGCCGATTGAAGAAATGTACGAACGAAATAAACGGATAGCCAAACAATTCTTTAAAAACTGAATATCATGACACTAGGGGAAATCTTTATAAAATTAGGTCTGAAATCTGAATCATTTGATCAAGGCATTGATTCGGCAAAGAATAAAACAAATTCATTCGGTCAAACATTTAGCAAGGTAGGTGTAATGGCTGCAGGAGTTTGGGCCGCTATTGGTGTCGGTGCTGTTACAGCTTTCAATAAAATTAAAAACTCAACTGATACACTTTCCACTAAATGGGAAGTATTTATGGGTGGAATGACTTCTGCAACTGATGAGTTTTGGCGCACACTAGCA